TGTTGGCCGGTGCGCCCGATGATTGATACCTGCACGGTTCAAGCCATCTGTGTCGAATGCGGCGATGCCGTTCAGACCACGGTGGGTTGTGTTCCGCTGGGGAAGTTCCTCCTGCGGGAACAGACCGTGCAGGTGTTATTCTATGACCAGTCACAGGCGGAGCGCGACGTACTCTCCGGGTTCCGTAGCGGCTCCTACCTGTGCGGAGACTGCTGGAGAGTACTCATGGCAGAAGGAGAGGAAGTATGATACGACTGAGCAACGGGGCTACGCCCCTAGTGTGGCATGTTTGCCACGGTGATGGCGATGGGCTGCGACCGTTCATTGGACGGGTGCTAGCCCACCTGAGCCACAACGAACGCCACCCCTACGTCGTCTGGAGCATGGCTTCGGATGACGGGGCGACGTTTGCCTGTGACACGGGCGACTACTGTGCTACCATCAGTGAAGCCGAAGAGATCTTTGCCCGAAGGGCACAGACCGTCCCTCGCAGGGGCGGAGTAACCAACCAAGGAGAAACAGAAAATGGCTAGGATACTGGAAGCGTTGCCTGCTCAGATCCGTAAGGGTCGGGCGGAGCAGTACCCGTGGACTGACTGGTTTGACGGTCAGGCATGGCTGCTGGAAAAGGGCATCGACTATGATGCCGAGGCTGACAGCATGAGGTCTTGCGCCTACGCTGCCGCACGGCGGCACGGCGTGAAGATTGCGCTGCGAACCATCGGTGACGATCTGGCCCTGCAAACGCAGAGCATCATCTGATCCACCGTTAGCCGTGGGGGGTCGGGGAGTTTCCCCTCCTTTCACCCCGGCCCCCCACTCTCTGCCGAAAGGAGCGAAAGGGGTTACATGAAAGACGACATTGAAGAACTCAGAAGTGAGGTGGATGACCTGAGAACTGCCCTGCAAGGAATGTTCTCAATGCTCAAACATCTCACAGTAGAAATCGGGGATTTCTCCCATACTTTGGCTGAACTGGGCACCCAGTTTATGACAAGAATGGGTCTGATTTGGGAGAGTTTAGGCGGTCAAGTTTCAGACGAAACCGCCCCTGATTCCAGCGAAGATTCGGACGAAAACCCCGACGCTGAAATCATTCCTCTCCGCCCCAAGGACAGCGGCAAGGAGCCTGTCGCCTGACACAGCCTGTAGAAGCCCATGGCATGGTACGGCCCGTTAGGCCGTACATGCCGTGCCATGCCATGGGGGGGTCCAGCACGGCCCCGCCAAACCTGCTAGGATGGAATCATGCAACCAAATGAAGACCGGATAGTCCTCCGACAGTCGTGGCTGGGGGAACTCGCAATGTGCCCCGAACGGGCACGCCAGTCGATGCTGGGAATCTCACAGGACACCCAGTCCACGTCCACCATGCTGGGCACCGCCGTCCACTACGGCATCGAACAGTGTCTGACCGAGGTGATGGAAACCGGGAAGCCGTTCACCCGGGCCAAGACCATCACGACGGCAACCAAATACTGGGACGACCACCGTGACGAGATCGTCCGCTGGAACCACAAGGAGGACGAGCCGCCGGAGATCATCAAGGCCAACGTCGGCGTGTGGTGGGATGAGGTGCGGCAGAACGTCCGCCCCGTAGCGGTGGAGTGGACGTTTGAGTTGCCGCTTGTCGTGGATCACAAGCCGGAGATCTGGCTGAAGGGAACCATCGACTGCATACAGGAGTACCCGCAGCCGATCATCGACTGGAAGAACCCGGGGCGGAAGCCGGGTGCGGAGTGGGAGAAGAAACGCTGGTCGGTACAAGCGGCAGCGTACACTTGGGCGGTCGCAACCCAGTCCGACAATGGGCTGACTGAACCGTTGGGATTCCAGTTCGTGCATCTCGTCAAAGGAACAGTACATTCAACNCTTGTAGATTTCGGACCTGCGGAGTGGGCCAGTCTGGTTGCTCTGGCTCGCTCTGCGGGTACACTTATTGCCGCAGACATACCAGTGTGGCCGCTCAACATGAGCGGCTGGCATTGCTCCCCCAAATGGTGCGGGGCGTGGGCTTCGTGCCGCGGTAGGTTTGCGGGACCAGATCCATGGAACCAACTATAGAAAGGTAGACCCATGGCAGCAGCAGCAACAGCAAAGAAGGCGGAGAACTGTGTCACAGTGTTCCGCAGGCAGGTTATCCAGACAGGCAGTTACGAGCCTGCGGAAGCATCCTGTTCAGTGACAATCACCATAGATGCCGACACGTCAGAGGAGGAGGTTGCAGACCTGATTACCCGTTGGGGATCGGTGCTGGAACTCTCCAACTATGAGGCGTTGGGTGTCGGCTACGAGTTGGCAGAGGACGGCACCGTTGCGATGCTTGCCAAAAGCCTTCCCGGGGCTAGTGCAAGTACACCCACCGTCCCGGCCCCGCCTGCGCCCACGGCTCCTGCCGGTGGCGGGGGCGGCAGCCTTGAGGACATCTGGCGCAACCTGATGGACCACCAGTCAGACTGGTGGGACCCGAACTGGTCCAAGAAAATGGACCCGAACAGCAACTTCAACAAGAAAGGGCCGGACTACAAGCGCCGGTCTGACGGCAAGGGCTTGTGGTTGACAAAGCAGGACGGGTCCCTGCTGGTGCCCGGATGGTTTGTCTGTCCGTTCACCGGTAAGACCGCCGCCGATCTCGCCACTATCGGGGCGCAGATCAGGACCTGACAATGGCGACCATCATCCCCAAGGATGAGGTCGCTGCCCGCCTCGCCGCCGCCCAGCAGGGCGACGGCGGGGCTGCGGGTCCTCCTTCGCAACCAAACCGGTGGTCCCTCACCACCACTGTCGTAGACAACCTGATCGGGTTCATCCGCAACCCGTCAGAGCGATGGTATCTGGGATACCCGGAGATCGACCTTGCCACCCGTGGGGTGGGCAGGGGTGAGGTGCTGATGGTGGTGGGCCGTTCGCACACGGGCAAGTCCCAGATGTTGCTGAATGGGATCGTCACCAATCTGGTGAACAACCCCGAAGCGCATGTCGTCATCTTCTCCTTGGATGAGCCGCGTGAACTGGTGGCAATGAAACTGTTCTGCCTGCTGCACGGCCGCTCTTCAACCGATGTAGAGGAGTCCATCAAGGCTGGGGACAGCGCCACGATGACGGCGCTGCGCGACTCCGCCAAGAACGAACTGTCTCGTATCGCCATAGTGGACGAGTCGTTGACGTTGGACGGGATGGCGGAAGCAATGGATGAGGTTCGCGAGTGGTGGGGGGCGAACCCCAGTTTCTGCATGATCGACTATCTTGAACTCCTGCCCGGTGGGGACTCGGATGCTACGGGGGTGGCATCCAAGGCTCAGGCGGTGAAGCGATGGGCCAAAACCCAGCGGGTCCCCATCGGGCTGGTGCATCAGGCGGGGCGTGGCTCGTCACAACCCGGCTACTCTGCCGGGATCTACGCTGGCCGTTACGGCGGTGAACATGAGGCCATCTTCGTGATAGAGGTGTACCGGAAGAAGGAGCGGCACACCCTGTCGGATTGGGAGAAGCGGTACCATGAGAACAGTATCAACCTGAACGTGTGCAAGAACAAGAGGACGGCACGGATGGTTGACCAAACCTACTATTTGGATCCGGCGTGCGGGCACATACACCCGTACTGGGAAGAGTTGGTCCCCGGTGGTACAGGCTGAGTTCACAGTTCACAAGGTGTCAGTGGCGATGGGTGCCGGGATATGGGTGAAACGGTGGGCTGTCCTACAGGATGGTGCTGTGCGGGAGTGGTTTGTCGCCCCGGGGGATGCGGAGGTGTTCGCTGATGCGCAGCGCCGCGACTGGGGATCGCAGGATGAATAGGCCCATGTGTTGGAAGTATGACAAGCGTGGCGTGCCACACCTCAAACAGCACAGGTGGAAGAGGGTTGACACCCCTGACCGGTGGGAGTGGGAGCGATGCCCCGGCTGCGGACAGCACCGCAGGGTGGATGATGGATGAGGTATCCCAACGCTTCGCCCTGCTGTTTCGGGGCGGCAAGGTTGCGATAGACAGCCCGGACGAGGGCGGCTTCCGCCCGTGGCAGTCTGACTCCGGCGGGTTCATGCCCGCCGACGACAAGGACTTCATCGTAACGTGCGACGACCACCTGTACCGGGGGCCATCCATCGGCGTGTACCCGCTGTTCCTGTCGGAGAACGACTTCTGGGTGTACTGGGGGTGCGTCGATTGGGATACCGGTCCCGAAGAGTCGTTCATCCATGCGTGTAACGTGCGGGAGGCGTTGCGGCAACTGGGTGTAGCAGCGTGGGTGGAGCGGTCGCGGTCCAAGGGGTTCCATCTGTGGGTGTTCTTTGATGGGGCGCAGCCTGCGGTGGATGTGCGGTATGGGTTGATGGCGGTGTGTGGTCTGGTTGATGCTCCCACAACCGAAGTAAATCCTAAA